TCCACCTGTGCTTCTAAGAAGCCGCAATGTTAAGACACTACGATGTACATCCGAGGGATACATAAGAATCCGTGCAATCTAAAATCATCAGCCGCGGCAACCCAACACTCAATCGGGTTGTCGTCGGTATCATAATTTTCAATTTGGACGCATTCTACGTCGTAAACCCCTATGCCAATATCGGATGACGGGTATTGGGGGGCATTGCGGAACTTATAAGGATTTCGATCTACTACTCGCACTTCCGCCAATGGAGCGTTGCTGATCATTTGTCGTGTGGCCCCTCGGCCAGTGCCAACACGGGGAATGGGTCCGAAAGGAGGGTCATACGTTGCCGAACCCCATCTTCCAAGCACATTCGTGATGTAGACATTATACGTTTTCGCTACTGGAACCGTGACGACGCCAACTCTATGCACCAAGGCTCCTGTATTGCCCAAGTACAATGGTGTCATGAGGGAAACCCAACTCCACGCAATAAGATTTGTGGTAAAAGTGGACATAGTAGCAGGATTCCTATAGGGTCCTGGGGGCAAGACAGGAATCACAAGAATCCCAGTAGTGGAAGCGTCGTTATTCTTGCCCTCTAACCATCGCGTCGACCTTCTCGTGAGTACGTGGATATCATCCACTAGCTCCCCAAAGGTGAATTCCGACATATTGCCCAACCCCTGAGGTGTGTACTTCAGAGCTGCAAACTTATCCAAGGTAGGAACCCCTAAGGAAAAGTCAGCACCGGCCTGAAAATACAGATTCAAATAGGGATATACAGGTGTCGCGGCTGGCCCCGTAGGATCCATCAACTGGAAAACCATAATTCTCGTGAACGAATTGGAAGCTGAGTGTGTGTTTGGTAATATAGCGGGTACTTGAAATGGAGCTTCGTATAAGTACGGTACTTCAAACTCGAACTCGGTAGAACCTATGCACTCAACAATATGTGTTATAAACCCATCACTTGGAAAGGCTGCGGGAGTCCCCACGCCAGGGGCAATAATAACTACCCCCAATCGCCATCGTACCAAAGGAGAGGAGATCACTTCCAACGTATACTTAATACTCCCGGTCCAATATCCAAAACAATTGGATATGAAACAAAGGGGCGGCATAAAAAGAGAGTTGGTTGCGGTCCCATAAAGAGTTGGTGAAACTAACAAAGTGGAAGTCTTTTCAGTTACCATAGCCCAATCACACAGTATTTGGCTCTTCTTATGTAAAAAGAAATCAACTGTCGTCTCATAATCACTTCCTATGGCAACACGAGTAGCCACATTCCTGCTCACAGCGGGATCAATGCCTAGCCCATAGGACATATCTCCTTGTCCTGTCCCACTCGCTAAATTTGGTTGAAATCGCACCAACACATTGTCCATGGGCTCTTGAGGGGGTTTAGAGTAACCTAACGCAAAGGCTGCCTT